AACTGGGCTGGCATCATCGTCAATGTGCTGACCGAGGATATGCTTCATTTCCGCGACTTGGAGATGGGGCGTCCGTTCGAGGCCGATGTGTTCGGCTATCCGCGTGGGGCTACCGCTATCGGCTCCATCTTGGCGGACAACGAGGCCACGCAGTACGTCAGGCAGGTCGTGACCAACGACGGCACCCCGACCTTCGCGGTGCTGATGGCTGACGAGGCTAGCACGGAAGATGCCGTGGCGATGCAGGACCGCTACACGGCCCGCGTGGTGGACCGAGGCAAGCGCGGCGTTCCGGCCTTCTTCGGCGCGGTCAAGGACATCAAGCCGCTCGGTTTCACGCTCTCCGATCTCGAGTTCCCAGACCTCCGGCGCGTCTCGCGTGAGGACATCTGCGCGGCGTTCGGCGTGGACCCTCGCATGATCGGCATCGCCTCGGCGTCCAGCGACGGCGGGCTGTCTGGCATACAGTACGCGGAAGCCCGTGCGCGTCTCGTCCAGCACACGATTGAGCCGCTGTTCTCGGCCTTCGAGGACGAACTCAACCATTGGCTCGCGCCCGAGTTTGGCGATGTCTGGGTGACCTACGACCACGACATCCTGCGCGATCTCGTCGAGAACGACACCGAGACCTCGACCCGCGTGCGGGCCGAGTTCGATGCGGGGCTTCGCACGTGGGAGGAGAGCCGCCGGGCCATCAAGCTCTCGCCGCTTCCAGAGCCGACCGACAGCTTGCTGAAGGTGATGGGGCGCGACCTCATCCCCGCCGCTGTCGCGGTGATCGACCCCTCAACCATCATGGACGAGCCACCCGCGACCGACAACGAGCCTGCCTCACCAGAGGCGGAGTCCAAGCCGTCGCCGGAGTCGGAGGCCGATTCGGACTTCGGAGACAGCGAGCAGTTGGTCGAGGAAGAGACCGGACGCCGCATCCCGCGTCATCGCATCCGCGCCTACGCCGAGGACGGTCTCTCGGGCGATCAGGTCGAGGCGCTGACCGAGTTGCTGGACGAGCTGGTTGAGAAGGAACTCCCGCGCCCGACCGTTGAGGCGCTGATTCAGGCCGCGTTCCCGAAGATGGACCGCGAGCTGATTGCCAAGATGCTTGACGGACTCGAAGGCTTCGAGGAGCCGGAAGAAGAGCCGGAGATGCCGGAGGGCGAGATGCCCGAGGCTCCCGAGGACGAGGAGGAGATGTCGGTCTCGCGGGCGGAGGAGGTCACGAACTTCCCCGAGGACGGCGACGATAAGAAGGTCACGCTCCGCAACTCGCAGTACGCGCTCTTCCCCGTTGGCGAAGCCGAGGATCTGAAAGAGAACTATCCCGAGATTTGGTCGAAGGGCGGCAACGTCAAGGGCAACGAGCAGTTCGCCAAGCTCGCGCCGATTGCCAAGCGCGGCGGCGTCCCTGACGGTGAGGCCGAGGAGAACGCTATCCGGCTCCGTGAGGCGTGGGTCGCCCGGCACCGTGGCGACTTCCAGCTTGCCGGGGTCGTGGCGCAGATCAAGTGGCTCGCGGTCGGTGACCGAGGGCTGGACCACATGCGGAAGGTCATCCGCGAGGCGAAGGACGCGCTCAAGGATCGGAGCGAGGCCGAAGACCCGATGATGCGGAAGCGGGCCATCTGGGAGCGGGCCAACGCCGAACTCGACCGCACCGAGCAGACGTACAAGGCGACGGCAGAGGCGTTGTTCCGTGCCGAGCGCCCGAAGGTCACCAAGTCCATCTCGACGGCCCAGAGCTTTGCCGAGGCTCGTGCGCGGGTCCGTGCGGCCTACACGCCGGGCGGGGAACTTGAGGAAAACTGGCGCGAGTCCTTTACCCCGCTCGTCTCCAAGAGCTACGCCTTCGGCGCGACCGAGGTGGCAGGGGCAGGCGCGGCAGTCGCCGCCGATACAGTCGAGGCGGGGCTGACTGGGCGGTCGGTGCAGAGTGTCCGTGAGGCGATCCGCAAGCGGACCCAGCGGCTCTCGCAACTGATTGGCGATACCACTGCGAAGGAGGTCTTGGCGGTCATCGAGGCGTCCGAGCGCGGGGGTTTGACGGTCACAGAGACGGCCCGACTCGTCAGCCGAGCGGTCTATGGCGAGGACAAGGTGACCTCACGCTCCACGGCGATTGCCCGCACCGAGTCGGCTGGGGCATTGTCGCAGGGGTCGTGGGATCAGGCGAAGGAGATGGGCGACCTGTACCAGAGCAAGGAATGGCTGGCGTTCTCGGATGCCGAGACCCGCGAGAGCCACACCGCGTGCATGGCGCAGGGCCGCATCCAGATTGACACGCCGTTCCAGAACGGCCTGATGTATCCGCTCGATCCGTCTGGGTCGGCGTCCGAAGTGATCAACTGCCGCTGTGTGTTGGCGTACAGCGACGAACCAGCGTAAGAGGGTATACCATTGGCAGACCTGAAGATCAGTCAACTGACGGACGGCGGCGCGTCACAGGCCGCAGACGAGTACGTGATCGCCCGAAGCGGCTCGAACTATCGCATTGACGGCGCGAGCGTCGCGGCGGCGGCTACCTCGGTCGGCACCCTGACCTCGCTGACGGTGAGCGGCAACCTGACGGTCGATACCAACACGCTGTTCGTGGACGCCACGAATAATGCGGTCGGTGCCGGAACGACATCGCCCAACACGTTCGGCAAGTTGGCAACCGTCGCTGCATCCACGGCTACTGCGCTGTATGCAGGTACGGGAACGCAAGGGCTTTTTGTTAGCGCGAGTGACGCAACGCGATTCGTCACTTATGCGTCAAGCGGCAGTCTTATTGGTGGACATCGGTGGCTGTACGGCAATACCGAAGGGATGCGCCTCGACGACAGCGGCAACCTCGGCCTCGGGGTGACGCCGAGTGCGTGGACTGCGATTGAAAAGGCCATCGAAATCTCTCGCGTTGGAAATGGCATTTTTAGCGGTGGTGTCGATGATGTCACTATCAATAGCAATGCTTATTACGCTGGTGCGTGGAAGTTCGGGGCGAACGGCTATGCCAATCGTTTCAACGTTGGCTCTGGCAACGGACAGTTTCAATGGTTTGTTTCGACCGCCAGCAACTCATCTGGTGCTGGTGCCAACGCTACGTTCACGCAGGCGATGACGCTGGATGCGTCGGGGAACTTGGGGGTGGGGGTGACGCCATCCGCGTGGGCAAGTACTGGTCGTGCTGTTCAAGTTGGTTCGTCTCGCTCATCCTCGTTGATGGCGCTTGATGTTGGCGGAACCTACTACACCATTCTTGGTCATAACTGGTATTACGACGGCGCAAACGATAAATACATTAGCACAGATGTCGCATCACGAATACTCCAACACGAAGGGATTATTCGATTTCAAAATGCGGCATCTGGCACCGCCGGGAACAACATCTCGTTCACCGAACGCGCCCGCATCCGTGCGGAAGGTGATTTCCTTGTTGGCACGACCAATTACGCACCCGGCGAAAACAATGTTACCGGACATTCGCTCCAGCCCGATGGTTTGGCGTTGCACTCAAAGTCTGGTGGCTATGCGTTGCTCTCAAATCGCAAGGACAATGACGGCACGCTCGTAAGCCTACGTCAAGATGGTAATGAAGAAGGCACCATCTCGGTCAGCGGAAACACCGTCTCGTACAACGCCTTCGCTGGCTCGCACTGGTCACAACTTGAGGACGGAAGCAAGCCAGAGATTCTGCGTGGCACGGTGATGGAAGCCCTCAACGAACTCTGCGAGTGGCCCAACGAGCAAAACGAGCGACTGCCGAAGGCGAAGGTCAGCGATACGGCGGGAAGCAAGAAGGTCTACGGCGTCTTTATGGCGTGGGACAACGACTGGACGGTGACGAACGATATGTACGTCACGGCGGTCGGTGCCTTCATCTGCCGTGTTGCCGCCGATGTGGTGGTCGAGCAGGGCGACTTGCTTGAGTCGAACGGGGACGGGACGGCGCGGGTGCAGGCGGACGACGTGATTCGGTCCAGCACCATCGGCAAGGTCACTAGCACCGTCAAGACGCACGAGTACGAGGACGGCACCTACTGCGTTCCCACCGTGTTGTACTGCGGCTAATGCTGAACTGGCTGAAGGGCATCGGGCGGCAGGTGCTTCGTGCCTTCGGGTTGGGGCCGAAAGCTCTGCCACTCGACTGGGGCAAGACGGTGTTCCCGGTCGCTGACCGTGCGCCGATTGACGCCTTGTGGTGGACCCAGCACGCCATCGTGACCAGCCGTGGCACGGCGGCGGCGTATGCGGACCCGAGCGGCCTCCGCTACGGGGTCTATCAGGGCGACCGCTTCCCGGACGGCTCGACGCATTGGGGCAAGTACTGGGCGCATAGCCGGGTGATTGTGGTCCTGAAGGCGCACGAAGGCAACACGGCCCTCTGGTCCCACGAAGTGCGGCATGACGTACTAGGCACCGAGGATCATCCGGCCCTATATTTCAACGGCAGTTCACTCACCCTTCCCTGACCAATGACCGAGACCCCGCAGACCGTCACAATCCCTGCCACGCTCGCCGTCGGCATCCTCAACTATATGCGCCAGCGTCCCTACGCCGAGGTCGCGGCTGGGGTGCAGGCGTTGGAAGCGGTGCTGAACGAGCAACTGCCAAAGGCCGACCCGGAGTAACCGATGAAGTCCACGCGCTACCACCTGACCGAAGCCGCCCCGCAGATCCGAGCCGAGTCTGACCTCCCGCCCGGTATTGCTGGGCGCGTGTCGGGCGTGGCGCTGACCTACGAGGTGGTGGACAGCTACCAGACGATGTTCGCTCGCGAGTCCACCAAGCGCACGGTGAACAACAAGGTCGCGGCCCGCAAAGTCCCGCTCCTGATGGACCACGAACGCACCAGCAAGGCGCACGTCGGGGTTGTCACCGAGATGCGGGAGATGGGCGATGCCCTTATGATGACCGCCGACATCTTTGACACGGCAGATGGTCGGGCCGCGTTGGAGTATGTCAAGGCGGTCTTGGCGAGCGGTGCCTCGACGGGGTTCAGCATCGGGTTCATCCCGCGTGCCTCGGAGATGGTGACCGTGAATGGCAAGCCGGTCGAGCGGTTCACCGAGATCGAACTGCGCGAGGTGAGCATCACGCCGATGCCTGCCGTGCCGGGGGCGGAGATCGCGAACGCCCGCAATGAGGATATGGAGACGGTCAGCCCGACCGCTCAACTGGAGGAGGAGGAGTCGCCCGAGCGCACGGACGATGAACTCCTGCTACTTGCCGCCCGTGCCGCGTTGGATGCGCTTTCCGACGAAGCACGGATGGCATTGCTGGACGCATACAAGCCCACGCCGGTACAGACCGAGACGGCTTCGTCCGACGCCCCTGTGGTGTTGGATACGCCCACCTCGACGGAAAGCACGGCCCGGTATGCCAAGATGGAGGATCGCATCAAGGCGGTGCGGTCATCGTTCGTCCTACCCAAGTAACGAGAGAACACGACAATGAAGGCCCCACTTGTTTCCAAGAACCGCGCCGCGAACGAGTTCCGCGAGCAGGCGCACAAGCTCCGTAGCGAGCTGATGGACCCGTCCGCCAGTTTCACGGCGGAGGAAGTTGAGAAGCGCACCGCTGACATCCGTGCGCTTGAGATGCGGGCGCAGTCTGCCGCCGAGTTCACCGCTGATGCCGAGGTCGCCCGTCAGGGTGGCGACGAGGGCCTTGTGCGGATGGACGTCAGCGGTGCTGACCGCACCGAGTTTGCTGGCATGAAGGACGCGAGCGAGAAGGTTCGCTCGGTTCTCGTTAAGGCGTTCCCCTCCATCGGCTCGTATGTCCGCGCTGTGGCGAAGGGACCGGCAAATGCGAAGGAGGCCGAGGCGCTTCGCACGGTCGATATGATGACCCGCACCATCACCGGCTCGACCAACGGTGGTGAGTTCCTCCTCCCGCTCTCGCAGGTTCCCGAAATCTTCTCGGTGAGCAATGCCCAGCCGGGTCTCTTCCAGTACGCCCGCCGCTACAACGTGCCGGGCCGTTCGCTTCGCATCCCGTATCTCTTGCAGGATGAGGGTACGTCCACCCTTAACCGCCCGATGGCGGGTAAGATTGCGAACGTCACCATCGTTGGCGAAGGCGCGACCAAGCCGGAGCGTGACCCGAACTTCGGTCAGCGTCTCCTCACGATGTATAAGTACGCCGCTGTGACGGAGTTCGGTGACGAACTGCTTGGCGATGACTTCACCGGCGAGCTTCCCGCCGAGGTGACTGCCGCCGTCGGCGGGCAGGTCATCAACAAGATTAACGAAGACATCACCATCGACGGCACCGGGTCGAGCCAGCCGCTCGGCGCGTTCAACACGAACAACACGGCGCTCCTCAAGGTCGTGCGTCAGACCGCGAACGAGTTCAAGGCGCGTGATGCTTTCCAGATGTACGAGCGTCACACCCACGGCCCGAACTCGGTGTGGATGATCTCCCGCCGCGTGCTGGCCCAGTTGTTCGCGATGCAGACCACGAACAACACGATGGTCACGTGGATCCCGAACCTCCGCGACAAGCCCCAGATGACCCTCCTCGGGCTTCCGGTCATTGTCACGGACCTCCTCCCGACGCTCGGGACCGAGGGCGATGTGGCGCTGGTGAACGGCGACTTCTACGCGATGGGCCTCCGTCAGGCGCTCACCGTCGAGTCGTCGATCCACTACAAGTTCGTGAACGACATCACCACGTACCGGTTCGTTGCTCGCGCCGGGGGCATCCCGCTCCCGACCTCGACCTATGCCTACGCGATTGACTCGTCGGGCAACAAGGTGGACGAGCATAGCCCGTTCGTCGTGCTGGACAACACGGCCTCTGCGTAAGCCGAGAGCCAAGCGGACCGTCGGTGCGGAGGGGGCCATCACCCCCTCCGCTTCGGCGCTTCCGTCAGAGGTGCAGGCCACTGTCCGTGTGAAGGCCCTGATTAACGGACAGGTGTATGAGAAGGGCCAACAGATTGTGCTTCCTACGGCGCAGGCCGAGGAGCTATTTGCGGGAGGGGTGGTGGCGTCTCGGGAGCAGATTGACCGCGTGTGGGCGAGTGCAGGCCGGATACTGTCTCCGGGCCTTATCGCCTCGCACTACACGGCAACGCCCTACGACCCGTCCGCGCTCAAGGTTTTACAGTTGACCGCCTACGATCCCGGCTCGGCGGTCTATCGCTACCACTCGGCGGCGAACACGGTACCGGGCGTGGTGTCGGCGCTGGTGCGCTACGGACACACGAACAAGCATTGCGACCTCCGGCAGTGGGACACGGAGATCGACGCGACCACCATCCAGTTGCTCTACGAGACGGCGGATGTGGTGCATAGCCACATGGACTACTGGGTCTTGCGGAACCAGCTCCGGCGCGGGACGCGGGATGGTCTCATGCAAGCCCTGACCTACCACGGATCGGTAGACCCCGGCAACATGGCAGGGTCGGTGCGGGTGAACGACGGCGGCAACGATGACCGGATGGACGCCATCTGCTTCGGGGCGCGGCCCTACCACCACCGCCTCGGCATCCGGCACTGGCTCCCCATCCCGATGCCGGTCGATGACTACCAGCAGATCGCGAAGGAAGAGACCGTCACGTCCAAGACGTTCCGCGTGGCGCACAGCCCGACGATGCGGCGGATTAAGGGAACGCAGGAGTTCTTGCGGGCCTGTGACTACCTCAAGATGCACGAAGGGATCGACATCGAGCCGGTCCTGATTGAGAACATGGAGCATGGGCAAGCCCTCCGCGTCAAGGCGTCCTGCGATGCGGTATTCGATAGCTTCTGGCTCGGGATGCAGGGGTCGGGCTTGGAGGGCGCGGCGATGAGCAAGGCGGTCATCGCGGGCGACCCAGAGGCGCAGAACGACCTGATTAAGCTCGGCATCCCGGTGCCGTGGACAGTGGCGAACGACGAAACCCAACTGAAGCAGGTCTTGGCGAAACTCGTGAAAGACCGTAGCTTCTATACGGCAGAAGTTGAGCGGGTGCATCAGTACGTGCGGACCTACCACGACTACCCGGTGGTGGGGGCGAAGTACGCGGCAATCTTGACCGAGGCAAAGCGCAATGGCCCTCCCTACCGTCAGTGACCTGAAGTCCTACCTCCGCATCGAGACCACCGCCGAGGACACGCTCTTGACGGCGCTCCTCGCTCGGGCAAAGGCGCAGATGGAAGTCTGGACCGACGTGCCGGTCACCGCTGTCAATACTACGGCGGTCGATCGGGCGGATGTCATCGAGCCGCAGAGTTGCACCTCGCTCATCTTTCCGAAGCGGCCTATTGGCACCACCGCGACCATCGTGGACTCCGAGGGCGTGACGGTGCCAGCGACCGACTACACGATCAATCAAGCCTCGGGCGTGATTTATGCCAACGCGGGCTATTCGTTCCCCTATGGCCCCTACACCATTACCACCCAGTGCGGACTGTCTCTGCGGGGCGATTACGCGCAAATAGAGCCGGTTCTGTCACAGTGCATCATCGACTTGGCGGCTGACCTTTATCAAAAACGGACACCGAACGCCTCGACCGAGACGGCGGCTGGCACCTCGATTAGCTGGGATGTTTCACGTGACACGGCGGCTCGCGTCCTCAAGGTCTTGCGGACGTTCAAGCTCGTGGTGGCTGGCTGATGTATATCGCACCCGGCCTTCTGGATCGGCGGCTCCAGTTCTTCACGCGAGCGGAGGACGGGGCCGACGGCTTTACGCGCCCGGTCTATACGCGGGTCGGGACGTACTGGGGTCGGATTGACGCGATGTCGGACCAGTTCACGCCTGCCGGGTCGCCACAGGGCCATATTGACAGCCGCACCTCGCTGGTCGCCACGGTTGCCGACTACGTGCCGGTGGACCCCTTCGGCATTGTCAAGGACGAGAACGAGACCCCGATCTACTTCGTGCGGGGCGTGATTGAGTTGCGGCAGTTGATGTGCAAGCAGTTGACGTTGGAGGAGGTGGACCCGACGGCCTACACGCTCTACACCGGGTCCGACCCGGACAGCGTGGCGGATGGGGTGCATCTCATCAATCCGGCGGCGGATGCGTTTTCTTCAGGCTTTGACGAGGGCTACAGCTAATGGCGGAAACTCCGAAGGTTCTCTCTGCGCTTCTCGCGCAACTGCCCGACAACACGACCGGCCTCATCTCGCCCGAGGACATCCGTGACGCCGTGGTCTCGCTGTTCCCGAGCCGAGGCCAGATCATCCTGACGAGCGCAGGCACCACGACCTTTACGCAGTCGGCGCAATACAAGGCATTGACCGTCACGACCTCGCTCGATACGGATGTCTGCTCGTCCTGCGTGTCGATGCCGTCGAATGGCGTCCTGAAGCTCCTCAAGAACGTGGCGCAGGTCGTGCTGGTGAACGCGACCATCGAGGTGCTACCCGCCGCGAATAACAAGCGGTACACCTTCACGTTCGCCAAGAACGGGACGCCAATCGACAGCTTGGCGTACACGGCGTTCTATGGCAACCTCTCGGGCAATCCGGCGGGCGTGTTCCTGTCGGGCTTGGTGCCGATGACGGGCAACGACGAGCTGTCGCTGGTGGTGCGGAACGACACGGACACGACGAGCATCGCCACCTCGGTCTACTCCCTCTCCCTTATCGGGTTCATCAAGTAATGGACGCTCGCCTCATCTGCGGTCAGGACGTTCGGCGGTCGGGCATCTGGCCTACCGACGAGGCACGGATTGAGGCGTTCATCCAGCGCCACGGCGGGACGCTTGAGGCGGCTCCGGTCGGGGACGCGGCAATCATGATTCGCTGGACCTCGCTTGAGGGTGAGGGCAAGACGGCGACTGGCATCACGGCGCGGGAAGCCCTGCGGAAACTGCAAGCGGAGATGGCATGAGCGTCAAAGTCACGGACCTCTCGCCGCAGTTCTTGAAGCAGTATCGGGACGCCTCGCGGATGGCGCTCGATGCGGCGGCAAACTTGTTGCAGGCGAACGTGACGAAACGCTTCCGGCAGGGGTACTACACTAGCCAGCGGTTCCGTTCTACTGCTCAAATCATGCAACACATCACCCGCGAGCCACCGGTCTATCGCGGCAACGGCTGGATGTCGCAGGTCGGTGTGCCAGACGGTATCATGGCGACGCCGAAGGGCAAGAAAGCCAAGCCGCCCAAGACGCCTACAACGGTCGGAAAGATTGCGCTGGCATGGGAGCTAGGACACCACAACCACTTCACCGGCAAGTGGGAGCGGGTTGCCATCTTCAAGCCGGTCGGCTTTGACTCACTCAAGGCGATGATTGACACCTACAACCGCGTCCTGAACCGCTACATGGAGCGCGGGAGAGCCGTCCGATGACCTTACCGACCTACGTTGTTCCGGGCAGTCTCCAGCTTCCGTCCACGGCCTCGACGGTCCAGATCTACGCGACCCTGCGCCAGTCCCTGCTCGAGTACGTCAGCCCGAGCGGGAGTCGGCTTGAGGACATCATCGGGACGCGGGCCTATGTCCGAGCCGCGCCTGCCGACCCCGTGTTCCCGTATCTGACGCTCCGCCTCGATCGGACCAGCCTTCCGGCCTACAACGGCTATCGGGAGACCGCCATCCTCGAAGTGCAGGGGGTTGGCAAGCCGGAGTCGCAGTTGGCGATGGTCGAGTCGGCTATTGACATCGTGGATCAGTTCTTGACGGGGTTCAACGATGCGCGGTCGGGCCTGATGGTCGGGCGGTCGCGGACGCGGCAGACGGTCCCGATGTTGACGGACCCGGCAGACTCCTCGGTCGTGGCGGTCATCGCCAATTACGAAATGTTCCTCTGGCCCCGTGTGTTGACCGAGCGGGCTGATTAGATTCCACCCCACCACCCTCCGTAGGATAGACCCATGACTGCTCCGCTGACTGGCTACACCTCCGCTCTCCCGAGCGACATCCTCCTCGACTCTGGCGTCCTGTACGTCAGTTCCACCGTGTTCGGCGCGTTCGCGGGGGGCATCAAGTTCGACCCCGGCGTGACATATCGGGCCGCTGACTTCGACGGCAAGCGGTCGCCTGTCAAGGGCTTGGACCGCGTGACGATGCGGATGCCCAAGATTTCTGGCACCGTGATTCAGCTCTCGACCACGAACGTCGGGCAGATTGAGCCGGGTGCGGCGACTGCCGTGACTGGCGCGTGGACGGCCTCGACCTCCTACGCCCCCAAGTCGGCTGGACAGTTGCTCGCCTCGGGCGACTACCTCTCTGATGTCCGTGCCATCTGGCAACGCGGCGGGGCGACGGCTTCGGCTGGGAGCTATGTGCAGGTCCGCTTCCCGTCGGCGCTCTGCACCAAGTATGACATCACCGGGCAGGACGGGGCGGAGATTGCCATTGCCATCGAAATCGAGGCGCGGCTTGACCCTACCCTCTCGGGCTTCACGGCGATCGGCTCGGCGCCGTTCCGCATCGAATACCTCACCTCTGTCTGATAAGGACTGATGATTAACCTCGACGAGTTGGTGAACCCGGCACGCCTACCGCGTGTGACGCTGTTCGGACGAGAGATAGTGGTGCGCCCCTTGACTGGGGCGTCCGCGCATAAGATCGCCGCGCTGTCCACGCAGGATGGCGCTGGCGATGTCATGCTCGGGGCGTTGTTGGAAGTCGTGCGGTCCAGTTGCCCGGACCTAACCGACAAGGAAGTGGACGCCTTGACCGTGGATCAGATTGCCGCGCTCATTCAGTTGAGCCGCAATCAGGTGTCCGAGGTTGAGGCGATGCTCGCGGAGCGGTCGGAAAAAAACTGACCGAGGCGACGGGGCAATCGACCGTCGCCGTGCCGTGGGACGCCGAGCAGTTCGTGCGGCGGGTGGTAGTGGAGGTGTCGCGGGACACGGGGCAACCCGTCCGCGTGGTAGCGGGGGAATCGTTTGCGATAACGCTCTGGATGTGGGCGGAGTTGCGGGCGATGGCGAAAGAAGCGACGGTCGAGCGGATGGGGGAGCGGACGGACTTGGCAGGGCAGGTTGCCATCGCGTTCCATCAGCCGCAAGACTTGCAGAAGATGGAGATGCGGTACCTGAAGGCGGCGGGGCAGTTGTCGCAGATGTTTGACCAGACGCGGGAGCGGCTGACGGCCCTGTCTCAACGGATGGCGCAAGCCGTCGTAAAGGAGTAAGTCATGCGGGTCTTTTCCGTTGAGATGCTGGTCAAGGAGGAAGGCGCGGCTACGGTGCAAGCCGCCCTGAACCGCCTCAAGAAAGAGACGCAAGCCGTCGCCGCTGA